GAGCAAGTCCGTCTGTCGCGACCACACGGGCTGTGCATAAAACTGGAAATTGAAGACGACGTTCCCGCGGTTGAAGTCGGTCTTGAGCAGATAGTCTACGCAGGTGCGCATACCCTTCTTGCGGTCGGGCTGCACGTAGTAATCAAGAATCGTGGCCTCGTAATCAAACAGATACTTGTACACATCCATCTCCAAGAACAGGGCATCGTGGCTCATTGGAACTTGACGACCCTCCAGCATGTACTGATATGCCTTGTAGTGCTTGGAGTGCTCGCGGAAGTACTTGGTCAACTGGTAATACGACTCGGCGCGGCTTGGACGCAGAGCAATTGCACGCTGCATCCACTCTTCAAACTTTGGAACATTCTTCAGTTCCAGCCAGCACTTAGCCACCATGTAATGACTGTACCAAATCTCCTCGTCCCATCCTCCCGTAATGATGCGCTTCTTGTACATTCTGCGTGCATCGTCCCACCGACGAAGGCAGTGGTAAGACTGGGCAAGATAGAACATGTACCGACCATTCGTCGGGTCCTGCCGCAGCCCCTCCTCGAGCAGACGCACGTCGCGCTCAAACTTGTCGGACTTGCACCCGCCGTCATTGCGGTCATCGATAAAACACACATCCTTCCCGAGGTGCTTGGTCGGTCCACCCCAGTATTCGTGCGTGACTCCAATGCACGTCCACGGGTAATCCATGCGGACAAGACGAGTGTTGGGGTACTCAAGCGTTCCTGCAACCTGAACGACTGTGTATCCAATCTCCGTCAGATTCTGCTCCTTCAGTTTCCCAGCCTTGAAGAGCATGTCAGCATCCAACAGAAGACCGTAGGTCTCCTTCAGGTCCCAGCACTGCTCCTTGAGGTAGGCGTGTGCGCGCTGGAAACTGATGGTACGATTGTATCCAAAATCCCTCCACGGCTCCTTGGTCACGCACCCAATCTGGTTCTCCAAGAAGTCTTCGGCAATCTCCACCGTGGTGTCGCTAGACCCTGTGTCCAGAATGCAGTAGGCATCTACGACATCCTTGACCGCCTCAAGGCATCGCCGCAGAATCGCGGATTCATTCTTGACCATCAAAATCAGGACCAACTTCATCTGCGTCGGTTTACGGAATCCAGACTCCTCGTGTGTAAACAAATGAGCACCGACTTTGTCAAGCAGACGCTTCGTGAGAACTTGGGTCGCACTCTGATCCCTCACGTCGCCGACGGCTTCTGGAGTATCTACGACAATGCCAAGTCTGCGTGCGATCGGAACAAGCAGCCCGACCAGATTCTGCGCACGTTTCAGAATCTCTTGACACAGGTGCCCAAGTGGACTGCGGAGACACTGAAGAAGGAAGTGGACCGCATTTCCACGATGTCCAAGTGCGACTATATTGAGGACCTCCTGCTGGGTGTCTTTGTCAGTTATATCCGTGCGTTTGCTTCTCTGCAGCAGAGCAAGTCGGAGCATGTGGACATCCCCTTCACGCGCCCCTCGGTTGAGGCGTTTGTTCACAAGTTCTACGTCCAGGCTGCCCGTGGCTTCTGGAGCAATGCCTACCTGTTCCGCACTGTCGGCATCACGTCCGAGCAGCAGGCTCGCAATCGTCGCGACATTGAGGTGATGTTGGCGGATACGCTGAACGAGGTGATTGATAGTTTCATTCCGTGGAAGGATATCAGCAAGGCGTACTTCAAGGCTCCCGAGGCTCCCGAGGCGCCTGAACACCCTGCGCCCACGCCCGTTCCTGAGATTGCTGCGCCGCCTGCGCCTGCACTGGTTCAGGAGCCCCCAAAGCCCGCGGTCAAGTTTGGTGAAAATGAGGTTCAGGAAGCCGAGTCTGAAGATGAGGACACTGATGAGGACACGGACGACGATGCCCCGCCCGCCATCCAGTTGGGTGAAGATGTAGGACTGAACGACGACGACTTTGACTCGGAGACTGAATCGGAAGGTGAAGGTGAAGTGGACGTCAGGCCGTCGTCGGAGGCTGTCGCGTTGAATCTCTGAGTTGAAAAAGATGTGCGCCAGACAAATGGACGAGGTATATTACTACGCAATGATTGTAGGAGTCGTGGTGGTGGTCGCGGCTGTGCTGTATTACATTGACCGCAAGTCCAAGGATGAACCCATGGTCTTCCTTGACGGGGCGAAGATTGCGGCTGGAGCGGGTACGCTCGCAGGCGGAGTCGTCTTTGCATTGGGTGGATCGGATGGCGTATCCTCGGTCACCGAGCCCGTGGTGGCTGCGGTGCAGGATATGTTCGTGGGTAAGCCCGAGTTCTAATCCTTGGCGGCCTGTTTCTGTGCGCGCGTAGCATCTACGATGCGCTTCCTCGTGGTTTGTAACGCCTTGTTCGCTTGGGCAAGTATCTTCTTTGCCCGAGTGACTCGCCGTGTAGCCGAAACTAGGCGTTTCTGCTCTGCCTTTACGCGGTCGTGCTTCATTGTATTGGAAGAAAGAGTTTAATTGCCGCTCATATCAGCACCCGTCTGTTTCGGGTCAGAACCTGTCCACTCGCCCATTGGAGGCTGAGGTGCGTCAAAGTCCGCGGGCGACATCTTGCGGTTGGACATCTTCTCGTCGTGGGGCAGAGACATCAGTCCATACAGTCCAACGAGAAAGACAAATGTATGTAGCGCAAACCCTACCGCCGTGGGACATCCGTCCCCCGACGCTACGGCACCACCAAACAACCGATTGCTGACACGAAATGCAGTCGGACTTGCTACCAAGAAGAAGAGGAGTGCAGAATACAACGAATACTTGAACTTCAGACCTTCCGACAGCGCCATTATCCTTCAATCAATAAAAAGTGTTGTCCCATCGGAATCCTCGGCACCACAAACTGCTTGAACTTAGCCAGTTCCTTGCGGGGAACGGCCGTATCCTTGCAGTACCGCGCAATCGCCTTGTACAGACCGAATCCATGGTAGCGGTCGTGGTTATCGCGCTTGCTACGGAAGGTGACGGACGATCCGTCGGGGAGGGTGGTCCACGCCGTAAACAAATCACGCAAGAACGCATTGTTCGTCTCAGCATCGGGGCCCTTCGGAAACATGTCCCAGAACACGGATGTGGAAAAGCGCACCAAGTCAAACGACGGGTTCAGGGGAATGCGGGGGTGCGATTGGTCATAGAACGGCTCGCAATTGTACTGTCCACCTGCCTCCTCATCGGGCTTGAACTGACTACTGAGAAACAGACGGGGCTCTTTCATGCCCGACAACTTGACGGACACAGCCGCACGATCAAAGTCAATGATCTTCAGCAACTTCCCATACGTGGGAATCGCATAACACACACCGCCCACATTGTAGTACAAGGTCGGCTCCGTTGTGGACACATACATGACGTTGTTGCCGTGGAGATCATTGTGCACAAATCCATGGGTCCGCTGAGCAAATGCGAGGGCAACCACAATCTGTGCAACCCATGCAACGTGGTGCTCAGGGGTATCGGATGTCTTCAGCAGGTCATAGAACGTACCTTCGCACGCCTCCATGACCGTGGTAATGACCGGGACATCCTTGAATGCAGCCCATGCAAACGGCTCTTCATCCTCCTCTTCGGTGTCTTCTCCATCCTCGGAATCCGTGTCGCAATCACATGACTCAATTTCATACACATCCTCTTCAGAATCGTCGGACTCTTCGCTGCTATGACTGGACTCAATCTCGTAATCCTCCATCACGGACCCGGCGGTGGGAGTGTCGACGTGGTCTGCATCAATATCCGTCGTCTCCAGGTCAATGGCCGCATCCTCCAAGTCCACAGCCGACCGACGCCCCCGCGTGTGCGTGAATCCACCCTCACCACCCTCGTCGCGAAGACGGAGGTCAAACGTCTTTCCAATCTGCTCTGCGAACCACTTGCGATCGCACAGATCCTCGTAATCATCAGAGATGTTCAGTTCGTGCTTGGTCGCCACCGCCGTGTACACGCCAAACACCTTGGGGAAGTGGGCACATCCACTGAGAGACAGAGCCACCGACGCGAGAGCACCGACATATCCAGCCGTGTGCGGACTCTGCGTTTGCTCGTCCATTTCCTTGGCCACCTCGGCGGGCTTGGGAAGCGAAGGGACAGCATAAGACCCCTTCATGGTCTTGTACGGACTGAGAACCATGGTGGTCTTGCGATGTACGGACATCGTGCGTCCCTTGGTGGTCTTGACGTGTGTCGCATCCACAACCGACTCCACTTCCTCGGGAAGTTTCACGCCATACTCCGACAAATTGGACAACCTCTCCGTCTTGAACAGAGTCTCCAGCGGAGGGAAAAAGGGCTGCATGTGGGTCAGATCCCACGACGTGCCTTGAATCTTCGGAGAGCGATGTAACTTCATGTCTACGGACTGGGTTCTCAATTCCTTCACCATTGTCTTGTGAGGGGGAAGGAAACACTGGGTCTGAACGCCTAGTTTCTTTCCATGGGACAACACAATGAACTTTTCGCTGAAGAAGTTCGACATTAACATGATCAAGAGCCGGTGCGAGATTGATTCTCGCAAGAGCCCGATGATGGTGGTTATCGGTAAGAAAGACACGGGCAAGTCGTTCTTAGTCCGCGATATCCTGTACAATTGCCAGCAGGACTTCCCTGTGGGCACCGTCATCTCGGGCACGGAGGTGGCTAACGAGTTCTTTCAGCACATGGTACCGTCCAAGTTCATTCACGACAAGTACTCGCCTCAGATTGTGATGAACGTCATTAAGCGCCAGATGACCATGAAGCAGAAGCGCAACACGTCCAAGAATGGCGCCGGCGGTCAGTCCAACGTGGATCCGCGTGCATTCCTGATTCTGGACGACTGCCTCTACGATGCAACATGGATTAAGGAAGAGTCCACGCGATATGTGTTTATGAACGGTCGTCACATTGACATGATGACGATAATCACTATGCAGTATCCGTTAGGTATCACGCCCAATCTGCGCACGAACGTGGATTTTGTCTTCATTCTCCGCGAGAATATCCTAGGTAATCGTCGTAGGATTTACGAGAATTACGCAGGTATGTTTCCGACGTTTGAGATG